CGGCCCGCGCTGCTTCGGATGAGAACAAGCTGGTCTATGGAGTGATCAAGGCCAACGCGAATATGGCCGATGGCAATGCGCTGTTTAGCGCACCGCATGGCAACCTTGCCGACGCGGCCGCATTCGGTGCCACCCCCATCGCGGCGATGGTCAAGTCATTGCGTGCAATGAAGTCGATCAACGGCATGCAACTGAACTTGCAGCCGGCCTATCTGGTCGTCGGCCCTGACCTCGAAGTCGCGGCCCGCACCTTGCTCACCGCGGTCAACGCGACCAAGACGTCGGACGTGAATCCCTGGGCCGGTTTTGCCGAGCTTGTGGTCGACGCCAACCTTGGCGCTACCGAATATTACATCTTCGCATCCCCGCAAGCGGCCCCCTCGATTATCTGGGGATACGTCGGCGGCGAGGAAGGCCCGCAGGTTCGCACCGAGATCGAGTTCGACACGCTTTCTACCAAGGTAGCCGCCACGCTGTCGTTCGCCTACGGCGCAATCGATTCCAAGGGCGTGATCAAGAACGCCGGCGCCTAAGTGGCAACCGTAGCTGAACTCCAAACAATGAGGGCCGCGCTAGTCGCGGCCCGTGCATCCGGCACCATGCGCACCGTGTTCGTCAGCGGCGGCACCCGGCGCGAGGTTGAATACAAATCCGACAAAGAGATGGCCGCCGCGCTTGCGGCCATTGACCGCGAAATCGCATCGGCCAGCGGCACCAAGCCGCGCCGCTTTCTCCCCTCCTTTCAAGATGGATTCTGATCAATGAAAAACTTCATTTCCACCGGCGACATCCTCGAAGTCACCGCCCCGTATGACGTCGCCTCTGGTGGCGGCTGCCTCGTCGGCACCGTGTTCGGCATCGCCGTTACCGATGCCCTTTCCGGTCAGCCTGTAAACATTAAGCGGACCGGCGTGTTCGATCACGCCAAGACATCCGCACAAGCCTGGACACAAGGCGCGGCCGTTTATTGGGACAACACAAACAAGGTGTTCACCACATCGGCATCGGGCAACACGCTGGTCGGCGCTGCGGCCCTGATCGCGGCCAACCCGTCGGCCACCGGCCGGGTGGTGATCTAACATGGACTGGCGCGCACTGGAGGCCGCGACCGATGCAGTGGTCTTGCGCGCCTTCGCCGAACCGGTGAGGCTGTCGTTTATGAAAAACGGCAGCCCTGACCCGGCCCGGCCGTTGCAAAACATCGATGCCGTTGTTCATCACCCGAACGCGGACGGCTCAGTCTCGATCGGCAACGGGATGATCACCACCCTGGCGTCGACCGGCGCGGCACTGGTTATCGAACGGGCCATGTACCCCGACATCGTGCTCAAGACCGGCGACCGGGTGCGGGCATCTAGCGCAACCGGCTCCTTTTCCTGGTACGAGGTCGCCAACGTGTCCGATCGGTTCTCATCGATCCTAGTTGCCGAGCTTAACGAGGCATAATTAGTGCCGTTTCGAGTTCGAGATATGGAGCCTAGGAACGCGAAAATCACCCTGATAAACGCTTTAATCGGGCTGTAAAGACCAACGACAGAAACCGTTCGGCATGTCCGAAATGGGCGGGGAGCGGACTCTTGCTGCAGATGCGAAAATCCACTGGCACGTTACCCGGCACGGACTTTCACACCTCGGATGACGAAGCGCACCGCAGCCACTCACCACGAATGAAAAACTGAGTGCCTTTCCAAGAAGGAAGGCATCGGCATTTTTGGGCGAGAGTGATAGGTGCGATGTGATGCCTTTTGCAGTCGAACTCATAACCGAGAATTCTTCAGTACGTTTCCGCCATTAAGCCATTACTTGTTCTTAACCAGTCCTACCGAAACGGCTCTATTGAGCGCTCCGAAAGACAAGTCTTTAAGGTTCGCTTTACGCCAACTGCTTATTTGTCATCGCAATCAGGCTTTGGTCCGAACATGGCGTCTGGCGTCAGGAGCGTTCGAATGTGTGTCTCAAAAAAACTGCTTTCACAGTTCGGCAAATGCAAACAGGGAAACTTCGGTTTGTTCTCAGCAGCTTTGCTCCCAGTGCTGTTCGTCTCTGCTGGTTTCGCTGTCGACTACGTCAATTTGGCGAGCGCAAGGTCCGAACTGCAGAACTCGGTCGACGCTGCAGTTGTGGCGGTATCAAGGAAAGACGTTACAGATGAAAATCGCTCGGCGGTCTTTGGCCAGTTTCTAACCGCACAGTTGGCATCAAACACCAATATCACCCTGGTCGATCAGCGCTTGGAGCAGACGGTTGGCGTGAACTACATTCAAACCGATGCCCGTGCGACAGCGAGTGTTCCTCTTGCTTTCATGGGCAAATTCATACCGAACAAAGTCTCAGTTGTTTCGTCTACAACTTTTTCAACGCGCAGCATCGAAATCGCAATCGCGCTTGATAACACTGGTTCCATGGGGTCAGGCGGCATCTCAGCCTTGAAGGAAGCATCACATGCTCTGGTAGATGCGCTCAGCGGGATCAATACATCCCAGCAGAGCCTGAAGGTTGGTCTCGTACCATTCGTGACATCCGTCAATGTGAAGGGTGAAGGCTTCGACAAGAGCTGGATCGATGAAGACGGCGACTCGCTATACAACGGCTGGACATTCTTGACGGACGCCCAACGGTCTACGAGGAAATCATCGGGCAATAGCAATGCTGATTTCGGCAATGGAGCTTATCCGCACCATTCCAATGTCTTCAAATGGTCGGGAACAACATGGAAGGGATGTGTTGAAGCTCGTCCTGCACCCTACAACACAAGCCTGACTGCGCCTGACCCCAGCAACCCTGACACTCTGTTTGTGCCCTATTTCGCACCCGACGAACCCGGCAATCGTTTCTCGAAAGGAGGGAACAGCGGCTCTGGATTCAACAATTCCTGGCTCGATGATGACGCGTCAGGCAGCCATGACGAGATTCAGAGATCGATCAAAAAGTACAAGACCCAGAAGCCTGTAGTCAGCAATCACAATGACGATGATGGCCCCCTCACATTGGGTCCTAATCGCGCATGTCCAACCCCAATTGTGCCTTTGACAAGTGACATTTCAAAGGTGCGCGATGGGATCAATGCCATGCAGTTCTGGAATGGTTCGGGCACCAACATTGCAGAGGGCTTGGCATGGGGTTGGCGAGTTCTCTCGCCAGAGGCTCCTTACACACAGGCTGCCCCTTTTGATCCAGATGCCGCTTCAAAAATTCTGGTGGTCATGACTGATGGCGCAAATGTCTCTTTCGGCGCGAAGAACACTATCAACAAATCGGACTACGGTTCATATGGCTTTTTGAATGATGGTCGAATTAATTCTGCCAAAACACAGTCAAAGGCCGAGGACTATCTGGACGCGTCGACGGCCAAAATGTGTGTTGATATCAAGAAGCTTGGTGTCGAAGTCTACACGGTCGTCTACAAGACGACCGCGTCTGGTGTGGTCAGTCTCTTTTCCAATTGCGCAAGCCGTAAAGACAACTTCTTTATGGCCAAGGATGTCGTGGCCCTTAAGCAGGCTTTCTCGGCGATCGGACAATCGGTATCGGGTGTACGGATTAGCAACTGATGAATATCAAGAACACTTGCGGCATAACATCTGGAGGCTCCGCGCTGGACCAAGCGATGTCTTGATGTGGACGATCGGAAGGTCCGCATAGGGCCGAAAGTACCTGTATGGTAGAATCCAGTAAGCGCCCTGTGTCAAGACACGACCGGTAACAAAGGATGAAGCTGATGATTACACCCGTGAACCCTGACCACATAGCGCCACCAGCCAGCCACTACACTCACGGTTTCTTTGTTGACGCGGGCGCCGCGTGGATGACGCTTTCCGGCCAACTGGGAGAGAGGCCGGACGGAACTTGCCCGGAAAGCCCCCGGGAACAGGCCCGAATCGCATGGGCGAACGTGCTTGCTATCCTCGAACAGAAGGGGTTTGGCGAAAAAAATGTTGTCAAAGTGACAAGCTACATCGTGGGCGAAGAGAATATTGCGGACTACGTTCAAGTGCATCGTGAGGTTATGGGCGACCTCCGCCCGCCATGGACGTTGGTTGTCGTCGCGGCGCTCGGGCATCGGCATTACAAAGTCGAGATCGACGTTACAGCTGCCGGATAATCGGGCTTATGTATCACCGGAATATGAGGGGCAATCCAGCGCTCATTGACCAGCCAGCCGGCAGTCCAAAAGGTCTTTCATTCTTGCCCTAGCCGAATTTTGTTTCGCCCCCCTGAAACTTTCTGTCCCAAGCCGCCGTCTATCTGGTTGTTCGATCAAAACACAGGGAGAGAAAAATCATGACACCAGTACGCAAGACTGCATTCGCCGGCCTTCTCGCCATCGCCTCCGCTTTAAGTGCCACTTCTGCTGTCGCACAGAATCCTATGGTTGGTGGCGCTGCAATGTTTGCCGAAAAGAACATTGTCGAGAACGCCGTCAACTCCAAGGATCACACGACATTGGTCGCTGCCGTGAAGGCTGCCGATTTGGTCGATACGCTCCAGACTACAGGTCCTTTCACCGTGTTCGCGCCCGTCAATGCCGGGTTCGAGATGCTGCCCGACGGCACTGTCGATACGTTGTTGAAGCCAGAAAACAAGGACATGCTGACAAAGGTGCTGACGGCCCATGTGGTTAGCGGCGACTTGTCGAGCGCGGACCTTGTTCGCATGGCAAAGGCCAATGGTGGTCGTTACAATATGCAGGCTGTGTCGGGCGATGCGCTCACTGCCGTCATCAAGGGGAAAAATCTCTACATATTCGATGAAAGCGGCGGCGCCTCCAAGATCACCATCGCAGATGTCGACCAGTCCAATGGGGTCATTCACGTGGTCAACAAGGTTCTGCTCCCTAAATAGCAGACACTCCTACACAATCCGGAGTCGGTCGCCGCTTTCTCAGTAGAGAAGGCGGCGATTGAGGGTACAAAGCGGACATTGCTCGACGAGTATGGCAACGGCAGCTAAGGGCCGATTCTACACCTACGCGCGATCGGGTGTGGTGATCCCCACCGAGATGACGCAAGGCGCAACGCTTGCGGCTTTCGAAAAGATCGCTGGGCCATTGCTTGAGCAGCGGATCGGCAAGGTGATCGGCAAGCTGCTGACATAGAGCGCACGGCAAGCGGGAAGCGAAAAGCTACCTTACCGCGAAACGGGTAGCGGGACAGCGCGACCCCCGGATATCACCGTATGCAA